AGGCTACCTTCATCAATTCCTTCACCTATACCTCTAGCTGTTAGCTGTGACAGAAGCCTATTAAAAGTTTCAGAAACCAATGTTATAGAATCTCTATCAGTTTTAGTTAGGGCTTTTATTAACGTTGGCCTTGATAAAAAGTATTTCGTAATAAACAAGCCTGGCAAAATACCTAAAGCAGATAAAGGATTAAATATTACCGAAGCACCAATAGCACCAGCTACTATACCACCTCCTGCAACACCCAATCTGCCTGGTTCTCCAGATGTTAGGACGTCTATGTTTTTAGCTAAATCTTGCAAACCAAGTCTTGTTTCTTTTCCAAACATAGCGTCTAAAGTGTCATCACCATATTTTTTTAAAGCTGTATCCAAGCTTTTAAATTTAAAAATATCTGTAATTTTACCTAAACCTTGATTACCAAAATCTATAGAGTTTTCTAGTAATTTAACCATAGCTGCATCCTGTATTTGAACAAAGGTTGCAGGATCTACTTGTGTTTTTATAAAATTAATATTATTAGCATTTTGTGGTCTAAAAATTGATGTAACTATTTCATCTACAGGTTTTTCTGGTAATGTGGATAAAGCCTTATTTCTAATAAATTTTTCATTAATATCCGCTTCTCTTGCGAGTGTCTTTAAACCTTCAATAAATTCAAGTCCAGTTTGTGTCGCTGTCAAACCTGTTTCATCTGGTAATGATCTTATAAGTCGTTTGATTTCAGTAGATTTAAATTTTGGATCAATTTCTAACAACTGTTTCATAGTTTGTCTGAAGTTTTGTGCGACACTTGCACCACCTACATCAGAAAATAATATATCTAACTTACCTGGGTTTTGATTTTCAAATTTATTTATTTGTCTTACAAACTGCGTAAAATTTACATTACCTGTATTAACATTAGTAGCAGTTCTAAAAGCATCATTAAATAATCTTTTTCTAATTTCGTTTTTAATAAAATTAACATTATTGGCCTTGCCTGGTGCCTGACCTATAGTTCGTAAGTAAGTATCGTATTGACCTAGTGCATCAAAAAAGTCTTCTAAATTTCTTGTTGAGCCGTTAATTATTAAATCATTAAATATTTTGTCTGGATCTGCTGCACCACTTACTTCTGCCTCAGATGAAGCTTTTTTTAATAAAACATCATCATAAGGTTGCAATCTGGCTCTGTTTTTATCATTTGATATTCTTAATAATTTAATTGCAGTGTCTAACTTCAATTTGTCTGGATCATTTAATTCTGATTTAAGTGCACCTGATAATTTATTAGCAGCATTATATTCTGCTACGTTAAAAGTAATTATTCTTGAACCGTTTTTTTCAAGACTTGTTAAAATACTATCATCGCCTTTGATGTCAGAATCATCTAATTTTCTTAATATTCTTGATATTGTTTTTTTCTCCATTTTTGGAGTTATTTCTGAATTTTTTAAAATTCTAGCCTCACTTATTGCATTTCTTATATCAGTTAATGTGCTACCTGTAGCACCAGTTTTGCCATTTAAAAAATCATCTGACTTTTTTTGGATTCTTTGTAACGATCTTTCTAGATTTACTATAGTACCAGAGTCTAAAACACCAGCTTTAGCATTAACATCCCAAAAAGGATTGCTTTTGTGAACCTCTATTATGTCAAGTGCTTCATCCATATATTTTTTTATAACTTGGTTTACACTTACGTTTACTGCATTATTAACTCCATCATCAGCTATACTGTCAAATATTGCATCTACGGCATTATAATCCATACCAATTTCTTTATTTATTGCTTTTCTTGCATTTACAAGTGTGTTTTGGAAAGTTTCACCCATTTGTCTATTACCTAAAACATTCTTAAAATTTTTAGATCCATAAGTTGTTTCGGCTATTTCTTCTAACAATTCTGTAAGTTTTTTTGTAGCTTGCTTCTGTGCTTGATCATATTTCAGTGCAACATCATCAACGCTCGTAACGATATCACCGACTGTTACATCATCAACTAAAGTTTTTAGCAAAACACTTTCATCATTAATTAAGCCAGTTACATTTTCTAATTCTTCTGCTAAATATTGAACATTTGGGCCTATTCTTTTATCACCTGTAACTGTTTCTACTATTTGTTGCGATCTAGCCATTAAAGGTTTACCAAAAGTTGCTTGTGCAGCTAAAAATGGCACAGATGTTAATCTAACCTTACCAGCTTTGATGGCGTCTTTAATTTCTTTCTCTGATGCTACTCTTCCAAGATCTCTATCCAATTTATTTATATCAGATAATGATCTCCCTTTAGCAGCTTGTTCAACTCTTCTTTTATTCAAAAAATTTTCTTTACCAGATAGTTTTGTACCTATAATCGCTTTGAAACCTGCCCCAATAGCATCTCCTAAACCTTGGCCAGCAGCACCTAATGCAAATTCACCTGCTAAAAGTTTGGCTATTTCATCCGCTTCTTGTAATTGAAAACCCTCTGCTGCATCAATAATTTCTTCGGCACCTTTACCAGCAGCCGTGCCTGTTCCCGCAGTTAAAAGATTTCTTAAAAATTTTTTATTACCTGTTATAGAGCTTATACCTTTTAATATTCTTGCTTGTGGACTGAAAGCAAGTATTGCACCTGCAATAGGCCCAACAATACCCATAAAATCTGCAGCATCACCTGTTGTAAATCCAAAACTTCTTTCATCAATTACTTTGTTTACGCCTAATGTAGAGCCGTCATTTAATCTTATTCTATCAAAAGGCAAGCCTAATCTTTCTAGTCCTTTTGGTGTTAATGCTAATTGCATTTTTGTATTTCTTACAAAGCCATCTGATCCAACAATATTACTTAGTAAATTATCTTGCTCCTGTGGAGTTTCCATCCTTGCAAGTTTTCTTCTTAGAGATTTATCAGGAACACCAGTTTCGTAATCAAAAAATAAATCATCATAAAGTTTTGATAATGATCCTTTGGCTATTTCTGCTTTAGTTTTTTTTATTGCTTCTTCTAACGAATTAGCTTCAACGACATTAGAAACAGTTGGGCTGATATTTATTTTATAAGTTTGCATACTTAGTCATCTACACCAGCTGATTTTAGAGCTTCAGACCTAGTTTTATCTGCAATATTTTTGTTAGTAATTTCATTTTGTGCTTCAAGACTACCTAAATTGTATTCAATTACTTCTTGTCCTGTAGAGGTTTTAGATCCTTGTTTTGCCGTAAATTCTGGTACAGGCGGTGGATTTAAATTATTATTTTTGAAAAACTCATTTGCATTATTTAGAATTGCAAGTCTTTCATCTTGCCCCTCACCAAACCTAATTATTTGTCTATTTATATTTTTTAATAGTTCTGGTTCGCCTTGAGTAATAGCTTTAAAACCTTTTAAAGAAGATAAAATATCTTGTGCTAATTGTATATCTCTATCTGACAATCTTCCAGAGCTTTGATTTATAATATCACCAGGATTAGAAGTGGCTATAGTAGTTAAAATTCTTCTAATGATTGTTAGTTTATCTGGTGTTGCTGCTGCATCAAAAGGTGCAAGAAAGTATTGATAGCCTAATGATTTAGCATACGCATAAAGTCCAGTCACATTATCTGGTTCATTTATTAGTGTCTTAACTTGGTTTAACCAATCTAAAGTTGTTTCTGTTTTTTTAAATTGTGAATAGTTTGTTAAGTAATCATCTTGATACTGTTTTATTAACGATCCAGATGGTTGTGCTTTTTGTCCTGCTTTTATACTTTCTTTTAGTAAATCTACTGTTTGTTGCTCTCTTAATAAATCTATTTTCTTTTGTTCTTCAGCTGCTTTTGCAGCACCAACAGCTAAACCAGCACCCATATCTGGTTGTAACACTAATGATTGACCAACGTTTCTTAAAAAATTTAACATACGCTCAGTTTGAAATAACGGTTCCCTATCCTCTATATCAGTTGTTGTTCCATCAGAATCTCCTGCACCAGTATCGTCATCTTTTGTATCTTCGCCACCCGTAGTTACTATATTACTTGTATCATCTCCTTGTGTGCCTGTTTTTGTTGTTTTTAATTCATCTAAATCGTCTTGTGTTACATCAAATGGTTTTATAGGAGCAGGACTAATACCAGCTTCATCTATTTTTGTTTTTTGTAATTTTTTCAAAGCTTCAATTCTATCTAATCTAGGTTGTATTAATTTATCAAGATCTTTTAAAAATATCTGTTGACCGCCCATAAAATCTGGATCAGAGGTAGAAAACAAGCCTGGAGGTGCAAATCTACCTAATCCTTGTTGAGATTGTCCAATTAAATTTTGTCTTCTTTGTTGTAATTCTTGAACTTGTTTTTCTAATTCAGCTAATTCACTACTTATGTCTTGAAAAGATGTATCAATTTGAACTGGCTCTACTTCAATATCAGTTGATATTCTTGGTGCTGTTACTATGGTTTCTCCTATCATGTTGCACCATATCCACTAAAAGCTGCACCTAGTCCTGATAAATCACTTGTTTGACCTGGTGCTAGTGCAGAATAAGCACTTAAAGCAGCACCTAAGCCTCGAGCACCAGGGTCTACTGGCATCCTATACTGCGAATCTATACGTGTTTGGCCAGCTTGGAATTGAGGTAATAGTTGACCAGTAAGTTGTAATGCTTGTAAAGGTCTGCCTTGTTGATCTAATTGCTGTTGGAATAATCTAGATAAACCAGTTTCCTCTATACCTCTTCCAGTTTGTCCAAAGCCTGCAAGTCCTGCTCTTTCTCTAGCACGTAAATCAGCTAAGGTAGAACCAACTTGTCCTATATCTCTTGCTGCTTGTTGCTCTGCTTGTCTTTGTTGTGCAAAAGTGGTTAATGCATCTCTTTGTGCTTGACCAAAGCCCGCTTGTCTTATACCACCTAAAGCTTCAGCTAAACCTCTACCAAGAGCTTCTTGACGGTCAGCGGCAGCAAGTCTTGCTCTAGAGCCGAAGGCTGATAAACCACCTGTCTGTATATCTCTTGCTCTTTGTTGTACATCTCTTTTTTCACCAGCCTCTAAAACATCTTGTATAGTTTGTTGCACTACTTGATCTTCGAAAGGATTAAAAAACTGTTGTGTCATACTAGGATCAAACTGTCTTGTAGTGCCTCTGATTAAATCTGCTGACTCCCCAACAAAAGGCTCAGCCACACCAAGATCAGCCAAAGCTCTATCTTGAGCTATTTGTTCAAGTTCACTAAGACCTGCTGTTTGTTGTAGCGGTACATCACTACCAATCAGATTAGCCGTAGCTTGCTGTAGTTGATTAATGAAGCCAGGTTGATCTGCAGTTCCAAAATACAAAGCTCTCAACAGGGGATCGGTTAATATTTCTTGTGTATCTTGTTGTGCTAAAACAGGATCAACTTGGCCTCTGACATCTTGCGGTATGGTTGTTACGGGGACTGCCCCCACATCACTCGCCACTGCAGCTGGCGTAGTAGGGGCAGGTTCAATAATTGGGTCTATTGTTGGTGTAGTCTCTGTTATAATTGGTTCTGGTGTTACTGGTGGTGTAATAACCACAGGATCTACAACAGGTGGAGGCGTAGTATTAGGTATATTAGGTGGCGTTACACCTCCAGAGCCAACAATAATGTTACCTTGCTCATCACGAATCTCAGAAGGTCTTATGCCTGGACCAAAACCAAAATCTTCTAAGGGTGGTGGTACTAAAGGTGGCCTTAATTCTTGAATAAATTTTGGTTGTGGTGGTATAACAGGTGGTGTTATTGTTTCAATCTCAGGTATATTATCTAACCTTTGTACAGAAAAAAAATCATCTCTTGGTGATCTAAGTGGTGGTCTTTCAAACGGTAGTTGTGGCTCTTCAATAGGTAAAACATTTGAAGTTATGTTGCCCAAACCTCTCTTTTGATCTCTTTCTAAAATTTCTTGAACGTCTGCTGCATCATATCCTAAATTTTCTAATTCTTGTCTTCTTGCTTGTAAAGGTGTCGAAACTATAGGCCTTATTGGAACTAAAGGTTGTTGAGATATTTGTGGAAAACTACCTATAGGATTTAATAGTGGTGCAATAGGTTCAATACGAGCTACAGGATCTCTTGATAAATTTTCTACCAAGCCTCTGTTTCTAAATATTCTATCTAAAAATGCCATAATTAACTTACTTTTTCTTGATAATCTTCAAAAAATTTCATCAACATGTCGTTGTTTTTGAAACCTTGTTCTCTGTCTGGTTTACCTGTTGGGAAAATAGTAAGACTATCTTTGTTTTTTTCTATTTTAAAACCGCCAAGTCCTTTGTTTGCAGCAGCCGTCATAACAAATTCACCATCACTTAACATAGCTGGTATATCATCACTTGTTTCGGTACCAGGTCCCTCAGACGGTCCACCCATACGCATGTCTAATTCACGAAATCCCATACCACCACCATAAGACATGCCTGGTCTTACACCAACATCAAAACCTTGAAATACTTGTTGTGGCATAAGATCTGGTCTAGTAGATAACCGTACATCACGTAAACCACCTTCTGTTTTTTCTGCTGCTTTCTTGGTAGCTAAACCATAAAGAGCTGCTAATGCGGCAAGACCGCCTGCTCCTCCTAGTCCTAGGCCGCCACCTGTTTGTGTGCCTGTTTGTTGACCGCTACCTGTTAAAAAACTAAATGGTCCAGTGCCTTTGTTTGGATCAATATTTAAAATTTTATCAGCAAAACTATCTGGACCTACTAATCCTTTAAATCTAGGCTCTGGTGCAGTAACATTACCTTGTGAATCTATATTATAACCTCTTTCAATTAATTCTTCTGCAGAGTAAACATTATTATCAGCATCAGTATATATTCTGCCTCCAGGCCCAGCTGTAGTAGTTATTTCAGGTAGACTTTCTCTACCACCAAATATGTTTTTAAATAAACCTTTTTTATCTTCACCTGGCAGTATAAATTCTCTACCTTGTTTTAAAATATTTCTAAATGTTCCTTCTTTACCAAAAAATTTACCTGATGTGCCTTTTAATCCTTGTAATCCTTTACCTGGCGTTCCTGTACCACCTAGAAACTTTGCACCTAATCCTGCTGTTAAACCACCTAGCAAAGCATCTTTTGTATCCATACCCGAAGCTTTACCAGCTACGGCAGTTAAGGCACCTTTTAGCAAGGGACCGCCAGGTATAAAAGCTGCGGCAACTGGCAATACTTTTTTTGCTATTTTTTTAACTTTTTTAAATAGTTTTTTTATAAAAAATTCTTGTAGGCCTGTTCTGGGGTTTATTGAGGGATTACCGCCTACTATATATTGATTGGGGTCCATACCTTGATTGAGCATGTCCTCTTCTATCATCATTCGTGTTACTGGAGAAATTACTGGCGGTACTATCATCTCCCCTGTTGCAACGTGGGCTATTTGATCATCTTCGAATCTACCCATACTTGCTAATTTTTGTATATTATCTTCCATAGCTTTTACTAAGTTGTTTGTAGATACCTAAAGTATCTATTATTTACCAAAATTAGCAAGTTTTATAGACGTGGCACCATTATTCTTAACAGTTACCTTGCCTACTGCACTTGTTGCTTCTAGACCATCATCTACAAGTCTTGTACCAATATCTACCCATTTATTACCAGTATATACTTGTAATACTTCTAATGTTGTATTCCAAATAATACTACCAGCATTAAAATTTATAGTATTCAGCTCATTTTCGCTTACTTGACGCGTATTGTCTAGGTCAACAGCACCTAAATTTATTTCAAGTAATCTAATTAAACGGTTAAAAGTATCTGGTGTAACTTCGCTTTGTGCTAAAGGAAGCTGAGTTTGTAACAACTTACTCATCTTTTGCCGTCAGTTTTAATATCTATTCTTGTCGCTCCTAAACGCCATCCTATTGATAAATTACCGTTATTTGTAGCGTCATCATTACTTTCAATACGTAAGGCCATTTGCCTAGCTCTAGCTCTTATATGTGATTGTTGTGTAGTGTTAGATATTTCATTAGTTGAATTAGTAATTAATGAATCACCAGGAAAGTTTCTAGTTTTTACCACTACGTTTACTGATCCGTTATTTGCATCCTCTATAAATTTAAAATCAGGTATTATTCTTCTTGCAAAAGCAAACTTTTCTCCATCATCCAAATCAAAGTCACTACTTTCAATAAACACGCCAGTCATAGGAGAACCGTCATCATTAAATCCTTTTTCTTGTTGGAATAGATAGCCACCATTTACTGCTCTAGGATAATTTTCTATACCAGCATCAAGCCAAGCTGTTCTAACAAGTTGACCATAAAACCATAAATCCTCGGCATAATTATAAATTACGTACCTATCTATCTCAGAGGAACTAGCAGAGCAATAAAACCAACCAACCTCATTTTTATCTTTTATAGTAAAAGCAGCTATCTTAAATGATTGAGTAAGATTTATATCACCAAAAACATAATTATGAACAGAACAAGGTAAAGTTTTGACAGAACCGTTGTAGAGGTAAAAGTTGTTGTAACTCATAAAATATACCGCAGATGGGGTAGTTACGGCTGCTTTTGGTCCTATAAGTCCTGTGCCCTCATTAATTAAATTTACCGCAAAAGTAAAAGGTGGACCAACAAATTGCATACTATATAGTGCTGTATCAGTCCAAATAAGTATCTCTTGTCTAGCTTTTACACCACCAATTATGGAAGAACCTGATGATAATCGTAAAGATCCTGCGGTATTTGTTGATAAAGGCTCAAACTCTAATTCATTTTCTTGATCGCTGAAAGCTATTAACATAGGATCTATAACACCAGTTCGTGAAGTTCCACTAATAGGGTCTGCACCCAAAACTATTAAATGTCTATCAGTTTCAGAAGTTATAACTTGTAAACCTACAGTAGGTACTAAATTTGCACCACTTATACCTGATAACTCAACTGCTCTTGTACCAACACCGTTGTTTTCTGTCCATTTAAATATGCCAGCATTTCTTGCGTTTATAATTAAATCCTCGCCGTAATTATCATGTGACCATAATCTTAATTGATTTGTAGCATCTAGTGCGGATGTACTGCCAAAAGTGCCTTCACCCCAGCCATTTATGCCCCAACCTGTGCCAGGTACATATACATCTAATCCTACGTTTATTTGGTATGTGCCAACTACTGAAGAGCCACCATTACCACTGTCAGAGGAGTTCGCGGTTACAGTTGCACCAGATGTGTCTTTAGCTTCTATTGTGTAACTATTAGCATTAACTATGGTTGCTATTTGATACTCTTGATTTAATACCGCAGCCGTTATGTTACCGCCAAGACTTGATGCACCACTAAAAGTAACAAAATCATTTTTTACAGCCCCATGTGAAGTATCTGCTACGGTAATTGTCGCATCACCATTAGTTGCTGAAAAAGTAACATCACCCGCTGATGTTGTTAATCTTATCGGTGTAATATCATTAAAAGTACCTCCACTTTCAATATAATATTTTAAATGCGTGCCTAAACCTAAATACTTAGTGCCACCTAAAGATATAAAACTATGCAGTGCTCTCGCTGTTCCTAAATATGTTGAAGATGTTATCTTTTCCCAACCACCAAACTTTTCTGGCCTACCTTTTCTAAAACGTACTAGATTACAATCAAACCAACCGCCTTCATTATCATAAGCTGTACCTTCTCTGTTAATACCTGGTCTAAATATTGTTTTTTGTAAAGGCATTTACACCTCAGTCCAATCTTTACTTTCAAACAACAAAGATTCGCTTTTTCTTCTTTTTACCAAACCTTCATTTACTACACCATTTACTTTGTTCCAACGCTTTATTTGTTCTGGTACATTTTCATAATCACCAGCATTAAGAACTTTTAATAAAGTTGATGACTTTAAATTAGTTGGCCCTAAATTAAAAACCCAAGATACTAAAGCATCAAATTCATTTTGTTTTAATGGCACTTTAACCATATCATTTATATATTCTTGGTATTCTTTTAACTCATGTGTTAATAAATCTTCAGCTTCTTGCATAGTGATTGACATATCATCCTTCACAGGACTGCCATCTATAAGCTTTAGGCTACCGTATCCTATTGTAGGTTTATTTGCAGGACATCTGTATGAAACTGCATTTCCATTTTGATCTTTTGGGCAGCCCTCGTAATGTTTTATAAGCGTCACTCCCTCTTGTGATATATTCATTTTACTCTCCTTTTTCTGGGGAATGAGATGCTCCGAAATAAAACGAAATAATTGCACTCGCTAATCCTCCAAGATAACCAAGCACTAAATTAATTAATGCTTCACTGTTTTGTTCTGGCGGTTGTAAAGTAACTAAAAATATATATCCCAAAAAACCGCCTATAGTAAATAATCCAATAATTCTTGCAGTCCAGTCTTTGCTAAACATCCCTCTAGCGTTTTGCTTGTCTGCTACTTCTAATTTAAATACATCTACATCAAGCTCTTTCATTTGCACTTCAAATTCTTGTTCTGCTTTTTTAAGCTCTAACATTTGCTCTGGTGTCGCATTTTGCATAGCTTGTTGTATTGACTTTTGATCATTAGACACACCAAGAACTTGTGCTATTTTACCCATAGCCATATTACCTAAAGGACCGCCCATAGCAGATCCAAGTGTAGGAGCAACCGCACCTACTATATTTTTAAGCATAGCTTTCATATTAAAAACCTCGTTAGCACTGCAATACCTATTGCACCTATAAAACCAAAGACCCCAAAGGTTGCTGCTTTTATAGTTGAATTTATGTATGTGATTTCTTGTTTTATATCAGAAAACTCGTTAAATGCTGTTTTCCAACGCTCATGAGATATAGTCTCTAACTTAGTAAGTCTTTCTGCTACATCATTTACTGTCATTTTTTTATCCATCATCTTGTAATGTATATATTTTAATAGGTTTTTCTTTACCTTTTACAAAAATACTCTCAAGTTCTTTTAGTATTATTTGATCACTAAAGGTACTTGAACTGATAGTATCATAACCTATAACAATATCTTCTCCAACTTCCTTAGTTGAGCTCTCTAGTCTAGCAGCTAAATTTACAGCATCCCCTATTGCAGAGTAATCAAATCTAGTATCGCTACCCATATTGCCTACAACAGCATATCCAGTATTAATTCCTACACCAATTTCAACTCCTAAATTAGCCATTTTTACTTTGTCTTGTATTTCTTTTGCACAAAGAACAGCTGCGGTTTCATGATCTGCTACATTAATTGGAGCGTTAAATATGGCCATCATAGCGTCACCAATATACTTATCTACCATACCGTCATAAAACTTAACGGTATCTGCTTGTATGGTAAGAACTTGATTCATTATCTTTGTAACCTCTTCAGGTTCTAATTTTTCAGATAAGGCAGTAAATCCACGCACATCAGTAAAAAGAAATGTGCAATATCTTCTTTCACCACCTAATACTAAAGATTCTGGATTGTCTTGTAACTTTTTAACTTGTCTTGGGTCTAAGTAATGCTCAAACTGTTTTTTTATTTGTTGTCGTAGTTTGTATTGTTGTCTAAATCTTAAATAAAAAGCTATTGATCCCGATATAAATTCTGATATTAATGTCCAAGATACATCAATAAGTAGCCCTTTTTGTATGAATATATACCCCATAACACCAGTTACTATCATCAAAATTGAAGCAACAGATATACCCCAGGTTATACCTAGCAAGTGCAACGCAAACCAAACTAAGGAAACAAAAATAATTAGGGATATTATTTCTACCGCTAAAGCATAATCTGGTATGTACGGACTATCTTGTATTAATATTGACTCTGCTAAAGCAGCTTGTATTTTATGCGGCTCTAACAAACCTATAGGAGTAGCTATTTGTGGCATTACACCAGCAGCAGTAACCCCAATAAATACAAACTTACCTGCAACATACATTTGTTTTAGTGTAGTTTGTTCTGTATCTACCCAACTAATCCATTTACGGCCTAGACTATCTGTTTTAACTGGTGGTATTCCGCGTATTGATATTTCTTCAATACCATTATCATTAGTTTTTATAATGTAAGTATCTATATCAAATAAAGATTTATAAATTTGTGTACCAAAACTAGGTA